GTCGTACTTGTGGAAGAATTTGCTGGCCTCCATCGTGATCGCCGTGATCTGATTCGAGGTCACGGTGATAGATGCCACGTCCGCCTTGTTGGCAAGGTAGACGGTCTTGATCCCGCCCATCACCTGGGCGCAATCACGGGCAAGGCCGGAAAGTGTAACTGGACAAGCCATATCTTTTGCTGTTTAAGGGTTTCACGAAAGAAAGACGAGGGAGGGTTGCCCCTCCCGGTCGGTTAGACGGTGCCGAGGACTGCGTACTCGGGGAAGGCGATCTGGACGCCGGAGTTCCACTCGACTGCGTAGCGGATCACGCGGTCGTCCTTGCTGTACCAGATGTCGATGTCCTCGCTGGCGCCCTCTACGTCGCAGCCGTAGAAGAGGTTCTTGGCAAAGGTGCCGAGGATCTTGGTGGATGCGAGGCCGGCGAGGCCGGGGGTCTTGATGACACGTGCGTCGGAACCGGGGAGGATGAACACATCGGGATAGCTGTCCTGGGGACCGCTATAGTGATAGTAGTTCAGGGTCACGAGGTTCTGGATGAAGGCGCGGAAGGTGGCGGGGCCGACGAAGATGTCGAAGCCGCGCTTCAGTGCCTCCTCGGGGGCGGTGTTGTAGACGAGAAGGATGTCGCTGTACGCGGATGCGGTGGTGCCGGTGATGGTCACCTTCTGGGCGGCGGGTACGTCGGCGGCGGCGATGTAGAGGAAGCCGTCACCGAGACCGAGTTCGGGATCTGCGCTGGTGTGGTCTGCCTGCCAGATGAATTTCTCGATCTTGTTGTTCACTTCGGTCACGACGGCGTTGGCCACGTACTGCTCGAAGGGGAGGCTCTCCTCCTTCGCGTCGATGCGCACGAGGTACTCGGCGTAGGTGCCGATGAGGGTCTTGGGGCAGATCTCGCCGTTCACCTTCAGCTGGGCGGTCACAATGGTGCGCTTGGTGAGGGCGATCTCGTCGGCGGCGTTGAAGCCACAGCCGGAGCCGTCCTGGAGCACGGCAGCAACTTCGAGGAAGTTGATGTTGGCGCTGCCCTTCACGCCGGTCTGGATGGAGATGCGGCTGCGGGTATCGGTACCCACGAGGGCAAAGTTCTTGATGAGGAGGTCGCGGTTGTCCTGCACATAGGCTGACAGTCCGCTAACGTCAAAATTGGTTGGCATGATGGTATGTTTTTAAAGTTGGTTTCTAAGGGGGAAATATACCTTTCCCCCGGGGTGTTAAGTTTTTAGTCGTTGCCGAGGCCCATGAGGTAGGCGATGCGGGCGCTGCCCCTGCTGTTGGCGTTGCCTTCCAGCTGGACGCCCTTGCCGGCCTCCTTCAGTTCCTCGTGTGCGGGCTTGGCCGCGGGTTCGGCGCTCAGCTTCTCCACCTTGGCGGTGAGTTCCTGGACCTGGGCGCGCAGCTGCTCGTTCTCCTGCTCCACGGCGGAGGGCTCGGAGTCGAAGGGGCTCTTGAAGTCCACGGGGACCCAGATCTTCTTCACCTCGACGGGATCGGAGACGGCTGCGGTGCCGTCCTCGTTCCAGCTGACGGAGTAGCGGTAGTCCTTGCCGTACCAGTCATCCTCGGTGTACTGGTTCACCACCGCGAAGTCGTCGCCGGCCTCTATGACGTAGAAATAGACGGACTCGCCCACGAGGGCGGCCACGGCGTCGGCGATTTTCTTGTACTTCTCGTCGTAGGACTCGGAGAACTTCTGGATCTTGGCGAGTGCGGCCTCCTTGCGGGCCTTCACCGCCTTCTCCTCCTCGGAGACCTCGGCGGAGTCGTCGCGGATCTCGGTGACCTTTCCGTCGGCCACCACGATGACCTTCCCGTCGGGGGTGCGGTATTCGCCGTCGGGTGCGGGGTTGCGGTTGCCCTCCCCGTCAGCGATGAATACCTCGTCGCCGGCCTTCAGGTCGTCCTGGCCCTCCCACTGGAGGGTGCCGTTGTCGGTCTCCGCCTCCGCGAAGGACGCGGGCGCGGGATCTTCCGCGGGTGCTGCGGGTTCCCGGATCTCGGTCACCTCGCCGTTTGCCACGACGATGACGGTGCCGTCCTCCTGGGCGTAGTCCCCGTCGGGCGCCTCGGTGCGGTTCTCGTCCTCGTCGATGAGGTAGACCTTGTCGCCCACCTTGATTTCATCGTCACCGTCCCAGGCGAGGACGCCCTTGTCGGTGGTGACGGTCGCCATCTCCTGCAGGAGCCTGGCGAGGATTTTCTTGACTTTTCCCATATTCGTGATTTTGAAGAGTTTTGCGAATTTGCCGGCGAGCCGGTCCACGATGTCCTGGACTTCCTCGGCGTCCTTCTCCGGCACGAGGTCGAAGTAGCCCTCCAGGGAGAACCCCTGATAGGTGCCCTCCTTCACCGCCTCCCATACCTCGTCGTTGAGGACGTGGAACTCGGCGAAGAGCGACCCGTCGGCGATGTCGGAGAACCCCTCCGGGGCGATGCCCTTGGCGGTGTCCTTCAGGAAGTACTGCACCATCTCCACCCCCTCGACGTCGGAGCCGGCGACGTGCATGAGGTTCACGTCGTTCTGCCTGCCCTCGGCGAGGTACTGCTGCGCCATCTCGCGGATGGTCTCGGCCTTGTAGATGATGTAATACTCGCCCATGTCCTTGTCCCGGCGGTAGATCGGGAAGTCGGCGCGCATCACGCAGCCGAGGATGAGGCGCTTCTCCTCGTCCTCGACGCGGAACAGCACCGGGCGGTGCGAGCTGTCGAAGTGCTGGAAGTTCGACTGGACGGCGGGATCGTCCACGAGGGAGATCCTCACCATCCCGGTCCCGGCGGAGCCGATGACGGCCTGATACACCGGGATATTGTCTATCGTTACTGTTGGCATAGTCGTGTATCGTTTACTCGGAAATATAAAAAAGGCCGCAGTTGTTAATTGCGGCCCGTTTCAGGCTGGTGCAGCCGTCAGAAGGTGCTCTCCTGCACCCGGACCTTCGCGGCCCCCTGACTGGCCTCTATGTCGCTCTGGAGGATGTAGACGCGCTGCGGCTGGTTCAGCCTCTCCTCCTCGGCCGCGCCGGTGAGGGTGCGGACCTGCGGCACGTCCACCGCGTAGGAGGGTGCGCTCACGGCTGCGGGCGTCGCGGACGGGGTCGCGCCGGGGGCGGAGGACTTGCTGACGTTGGTGGCTCGGATCTTCGCTATGTTCGCGGTGCCGGCGGCCACGACGGTCGCCGCGTTCACCGGGGCGAGGACGGCCTTCACCGTCATCGGCAGGGTGGAGGTCCACGTGCTGACGAAGGCGGCCACGGCGCCCTGGATCATGTCGATGGTGGCGGCCGCGATGCGCAGCGCCTTCATCTCCTTCACGGACTTCTCGCTGGCCTCGCCGTTCGCCTCGTAGATGTCCGCGATGGCGTCCATGAGTCCGGCGATGCCGCTGGCGCTCTGCTGGAAGACGTTCAGCCGCTCCTGGGCCAGCGCCTTCTGCGCGTCGGTGTACTCCTTCTCCGCGGCGAGCTGGCGGGCGCGGAACTCCGCGTTGCTCTCCCCTTCCAGCTGGTGCAGGGTGTCGAGTTCGTACTTCTTCAGCTCCACGGCCTTGGCGAGGTAGGCGGTGCTGCCCTCCTGCAGGGCGTTCATCTCGTTCTCGACGGCGAGGCGGTCCTGCTCGTCGGCCTTGTCGAGGTACGCCTGCTGCGCGTCCAGCAGGGCGCGGTAGGCGGCGGCCTTCCTGATCTGGTACTCGGTGTCGCTCTCCCCTTCGAGGCGGAGCATCTTGTCGTACTGCGCCTGGGCGAGCTGGAGCTGCCCGGCGTACCACGCCTCGGTGCCCTGGGCCTCCTTCGCCACGGCGAGCCGCAGCTCCGCGGTGCTGTCCTCGACGTTCTTCGCGTTGAGGGCGCGGACGGAGGCGTAGTATGCCTTCTGCGCCGTGAGCCTGCGGGCGTTGTACTCGGCCACGGTCTCCCCTTCGAGACGTCCTGCCGCGTCTATCTGGGCGAGGGCCTGCTTGTTGTAGTCCACCATGGCGCGGAGGTACGCCGTGGTGCCCTGCGCGTACTGGTCCGCGAGGTTCTTCAGGTGCAGGAGGTCCTGCGCCTCGACGGTGCGCCGGTGGTCGGTCCTCAACTTCTCCACGTCGGCGAGGTACTTCTTCTCCAGGGTGGTGAGTGTGGTCGCGAGGGTGCGGGCGTTCTTGATGCGGCTGCGGGCGTTCTGCTGGTCCAGCTCGTACTGCTTCTTCCGGGCGGCTATCTGGAGGTCGAGCCGTGCCTGGCTGTCCTTCGCCTCCTCGGCGGCCTGCTGCTCCAGCAGCGCCTTCTCGGCTTCCACCTCGGCCTTCTTCGCCTCCAGGGCCTCCTTCGCGGCCTCTCGCGCCTCCCGTGCCATCTGCCGGCGTTCACGGGTGATGCCGGAGTTTATCGAGCGCACCTGCTGGTAGTAGTCGGTCTCGGCCTTGACCATGGCGGCGTAGGCTTCGGCCTCCTTCTGCTTCTCCTCGGCGGAGGACTGGGTGAGGGCGTTCTTCGCCTTCTGGATCTCGTAGGCGAGTTTCGCGTCCTCGTAGGCGCGCTGCGCTATGGCCTTCTCCATGTCCCCGGCCTTCTGCAGCATCGCCAGCCGCTCCTCCGCGGAGCCGGCGAGGCGGTCGGACGCCTGGGCGCGGAGTTCCGCGATGTCGCGCTCCGCCTCGGCGTTCTTGATTATCGTCTCCCTCTGCTGGCGCTGCAGGCGGTCCTCCTCCTGCGCGATGCGCTGGCGCTCCTTCATGGCGTCGGTGGTGCCGGTGATGGCCGCGATGACCTTCGAGAAGGCCCCGGCCACGAACGTCACGGCCGCGCCCAGCCCCTGCATGATTTTCGTCACCACGTCCCCGACGGCGCGGAGCCCGCCGAGGGCCTGGTTCATCTTGTCCGCGTTCTCCTCGCTGCCCTTGATGCCCTCCATGACCTTCAGGAGGATGTTCGCCAGCAGGGCCATGACCGTCACCACGGGGGTGGAGGACAGCGCCTTCATGCCGGTGGTGAGGTTCTTCACGGGGTTGATGACCTTGCCGACCCCTCCGCCCATGCGGGTGAAGGCGTCGAACACGGAGTTGGTGTAGTTGCCGACGTTGCGGGAGTAGTTCCCCACGGAGGCGTCCATGGTCTTCAGGCGGCTGTTCACCTGCTCGATGCGCTCGCCGATCTGGGCGCGCTCGGTCTCGTCGGTGGCGGCGCGCCACTGGGCCTTCAGCTCCGCGAGGGTGTGCACCAGGGCGTTGTAGGACTGCGCCTCGGTGTTCACCAGCTTGTTGTTCTCGTCGAAGGCCACGTTCACGCCCTTGGCGTCCGCGGCCAGCTGCTCCATCGAGGTGCCGGTGGCGTACATCGCGTCCTTCAGGGCGTTCTGGCTGACCTTCAGCGCTTCGAGGGTTTCCTGGTACTCCTTGCTGCCTATCTCGTAGTCGTTGAGCTGCTCCTTCAGCAGCTTGATGTTCTGCCGGAGGTCGCCGACACTCCTGACGGCCTCGCCGGTGTCGATGCGTATGATCGTTACTTGCTCGTCTGCCATATCTTGCTAATTTTGTCCGTTTCGGTAGTTGTCGGGGTCCTGCACCTGCACGAACTCGCACTCGGTGAGGTCCCACGTGGTGAGTGAGTGGTTGGTTATCTTGGAGAGCGCCCAGAGGGAGCCGTCGAACCAGTAGAGGTGGCGGAACGCCTCGCGGGCGTCTATCCCCCGGAGGTCCGCCCGGCACTGCAGGACCTTCGTCGCGGAGTCCAGCCGGTCGCCGAGGTAGGCGGCCCAGCGCTTCGCGTATATCGTCACGTCCTGGTCGAGGTCGATGTAGGGGATGTCCAGCTCGGAAGGGACGCCGAACTCCAGCGACTGCTGCACGTCCCAGCGGTAGGGGGTGATCAGGTAGCGGGAGAACGCCGGCACCGCCTGCACGTCCAGCGGGTTGTAGCCCAGCAGCCAGCAGGGGGTGCCGCCGTTTGCCGTGACCATCACCGCGAGGTCGTCGGAGAGGTGGAAGCCGTCGTAGCTGTCGTCGCCGTTGTAGAACAGCAGCACGCCGGAGCCGTCCACCTCCTTCCCGTCCTTGTCGTGGAGCTGCGCCTTCCAGGCCCACTCTTTGTCGAAGCCCTCGTGGTTGTACTGGTTGATAGGTGTGGCCATCGACACGACGGAGTCCTCGATGGCGGAGATCTCGTGCTCGCTGGTCTCGCCGGAGCTGTTCCAGAGGGTGTACTTGTTGCCGGCGAGGACGAAGGGGGTGGGGTACACCGTCGCGCCGTCCTCGAAGGAGTAGAACAGCGGGGAGCGCTCCAGGACGGAGGCCGCCGCCTTGAACACGACGCGCTCCATCACGTCCTTCACTTCCGCGTTGAACTCGTAGCCGGTGTTCACTCGTGCCGCGGCGTAGGTGCGGCCGCTGATCGCCTGGTACTCCTCGACGAACTCGCCGCCCACCGTCTCGTGCCTGAACTCCCACCAGCGGCTGTCGATGGCCGTGGGGAGGATGCGCACGGTGGAGACGTCCACGCGGCGCGTCAGGTCTATGTCCGCGAGCGCCCCGTCGTAGAACGTGGCGCGGTCCATCACCGCGACGGACTTCGAGGCGGGGTCCGCCACGAGGAACAGTCCGAAGGTCTTGCAGAACGAGGTGAGGAACTCGGCCGGGGTGAACGCGGTGCCGAGCAGCATCGCCTTCGTTATCTTCGCGTTGCTGCGCAGGGTGTCCGGGGTGGTGTAGGTGTAGGAGTCCCCCACCGCGCCGGAGGTGCTGCGCATCGTCACGGCCACGCGGTTCGTGCTGCCGTTGTCGAGGGTTATCTTCGCGTCGGTGCCGCCGGTGATCGTCTCGATAGGCTCCCCGGCCGGCTGGTGGAACTTGTATGCCCTCATCCTCACCTCGATGGTCGCCAGGGATGCCCCGTCGGCGATGTCGAGCGCGAACGGGAGGCTGCTCTGATACGTGGCGGAGCCGGGTGTCACCGCCCACCCGTCCTCGAACAGCGAGCCGTTCCACACGTTCCCGGACACGTAGTCCGGCACGTAGCCGAACACGGCCGCCACGGCCTTCACGTTGGCGAACCTGGGCGCATCCGGGCCCGCGTAGAGGCAGTGCACCTCCGAGCCCCCGAGCGCGTTGCCGTAGCCGTCCAGGGCCACGAGCTGCACGAAGGCCAGCGAGTAGTTGTTGCCCCGGAGGTCCTGCGAGAGCACGGCGCCGGTGAACGAGCTGTTGTCCGCTATGGGGCGGACGTTGATGTTCGCGTGCAGTGCCGAGCCGATGGGGATGGCGGACGTGCCCGCGATGGAGTATGTGCCTATGGTGGGCCCGGCGGAGCCGGTGGAGACGAAGGTCGCGGAGAGCGAGCCGACTATCTGCTTGTAGGTGCCGAGGCTCGGCAGCATCGGCAGGGTCATCCAGATCTTGCTCCATTCGTAGTCCGCGTTCTCCAGCACGGAGAGGTCCACGGCCCAGCCGCCGTTGTTGTCCGGGTCGGCGATCGCCTCGAGGACCTTCTTCACGTTCACCACGGGGCGCTGGAGGTAGCTGCGCAGATCCTTCACCTCCCACTCCGAGCACTTGCGGGGAAGGGTGGCGAGGGCGTAGCCTCCGGGGAGGGTGGTATATCCGCCCACGGAGGAAGGGAGCCCGCAGTCCGCCGGGCTGAAGATGCCCTTGTCGGCCGAGAACCCTCCCGAGGGCGTGCCGTTGTAGCAGGGGGCGAAGTTGATGACGCCCCACTTCCCGGAGGGCAGGGGCAGCGCCAGCTCGTCCCACGCCGCCTGCACGGTCGCCGCGTTGATGATGAAGTCCAGCTCCGTCGCGGGGTCGCCGGTGCCGAGGTAGTCCAGGCTGGCGAGGGTGCGCTTCTCCCCGTCCGGGGTGTAGGAGAGGGAGTAGAGGAAGGAGCCGAGGTCTCCGTAGAGGGTCACGACGTAGGAGTGGTCCTGCCCGGTGCGGTCCACGCGGTCCAGCTTCAGGTAGCCGGCCTCCAGTATGGCGCCCTCCTCGGAGTAGATGGCGAACGGGGTGCGCCTCCCGGGGGAGAAGTAGATGCCGGTGCGGCCGGTGAGTCCTTCCACGGGGGTGCGGTCCACGCGGTCCGGGTGGCCGAGGATGCGGTCATTCGCGGGGGTGCCCGGCAGGGTGATCTGCTTGGAGCTGGAGTTGACGATGGCGGCGGGGTTCGAGAAGTCCTCCTGGGCGTAGTTCATCAGCACGAAGGTCTGCTCGTTGAGGTCCGCCCGGAGTCCGTCGATGTAGAGGGTGATGCGGCGTCTCATGGCGTTACCTCCTCACGTAGTCGCGGGCGATGCGCGCCGTGATGGTGTACGCCACGGGGCGGTTTCCGCCGTTCTTGTAGGTCTTGTACTCGGTGGCGGTGGCGGTGAGGACCACCGGGAGCATCTGGGCCTTCTCGAAGTCCCACACGTAGACGTCGGGGGAGTTGAGGAGGTGGTGCATCCGGGCGCTCTGCTCGTCGGTGAGGTAGCCGGTGTGGAAGGTGAGGTCCTTCGCCAGCTCTATGGCGTAGTCGCGGCGCCCCCTCGTGAGGGTGGAGGAGTTGTCGTATTCCTGCTCCATCGTGTGGCGCGTCAGCCCGTCCTCCTCCTTCACGTTCCCCTCGACGAGGAAGGTGTCCCAGCCGCCGTAGGCGTTGAGGTAGTAGAGGGCGTAGCGGCCGCACTCCGTCACCACGTCGTAGCGCGCGGTGCCGTTGAGAACGACGTAGGCCACGTCGGACCACTGGGAGAGGTCGAAGAACGCGGTGCCGCTGCCGGCCGTGATCAGGGATATGGCGAAGTCGTCGTTGAAGTCCGCGTCGAAGTCCGCCTGGATCTCCAGCGGCACGATCACGGTGTTCGTGGTGCCGTCCTTGAAGTGCAGCTCCAGGGTGATGTCGCTCACGCCGATGGCGGTGCAGGGTATCCACTGCCGCTCGTCGATGCGGCCGTTTATCGGGTGCGCCAGCCCCTGGACGGCGTAGTCGAACCCGTCCTCGTAGGACCAGTCGCCGTAGAAGGTGAAGGTGTCGACCACCGCGTTGGTGTCCAGGCTGAAGTACTGGAACTCCACGGGGAGGTCGGTAGGGGTGAGCATCGCGTTCACGAGGGTCGGCAGGGTGTGCTCGATGTAGTCCGCGCAGATCTCGTTCACCTTCACGAGCAGGTCGGTCTGCCCGGGGCGGCGGTGGGCCGTCCCGGTATATACGGTGCCGAAGGCCGGGGCGTCGATGCGGAAGTGGCTCAACGCCACCGCGCCCACGTTCACGTAGTAGTCCTTCCAAATGGGTAGTGCTGGCATATTGTTCGGTTTGCTTGTTTAATGGTTAAATATACCAACGGCCCCCGTTGTAAGTGAGGGCCGCAGTCGTCATGCGCCGGGGGAGAACAGCACGGCGCGGATGTAGTTGCCGTAGGCCCGGCCGAGCGCCTCCCGCAGCAGCTCCTTGTAGACCGGCAGCACGGCGTCGATGGTGTCCTGCAGGGTGCGGGTCGCCGGCGTGCCCCCGTGGGGGTTCCGCAGCAGCGGCTGGTTCGGGGACTTCCCGGCCATGGCCCTGGCGATGAGGAAGGCGAGGGTCTCCTGCGTGGGGATCTTCCCGTCCGCTCCCGGGCGGGGGATGATGTTCTTCGCCCTGATCCACGAGAGTATGACGGACCGGGGCGGCCAGTGTGCCGGCGTTCCGTTCTCGAGGTAGCGCCAGTAGTCCGCGAGGGAGAGCGTCACCTCGTAGGAGTGCTCGCCCACCACGACCTGCGACGTGACGGACTGCATGAGGTTGCCGGTGGCGACGTGGTCGCGGTTGCGCAGGGCGTCCTTGTAACCCTCGGCCACGTCCCTGCCGAGGTCCTGGAGGATGCGCTCCAGCTCGGCGGTGTCTATGAGTTTGTCTATCTTTTCCATTTCGTCAGTGTGTTAGTTTCCATTTCTCCAGCTCGGCCTTCTCGTGCTCGGCCTTGTCCCGGCGGTAGCACTCGTAGTTCAGCCACTCCACGGCGGACATCCGCCAGACCTCCGCCCAGGGGGTCCGCGTGAGTTCCGCCACGGCGTCCACTATCGAGAGCCACCCCCAGCGCTCTGCAAAAGTCTCGCCAGCTCCGCCGTCCTCGTCAGGAGCGCCGTCTTCTCCGGCCCCGCCTTCATCCTCCGGGCCAGCTTCCGGGAATAGGTGAGGGTACTGGCTATTGATCTGCTGGCATAGGCGAAAAAATGCGCCGCGAGGCCGAGGGCGTCCGCCACGTTGAGGTCCCGGCAGATCGCGTCCCGGACCTCCGCCACGTCATATCCTTCCGCGTACTCCTTCCCCTCCGGGACGAGCAGGGCGGTGAGGAGCCCGGGCAGCTGGTGCTCCGCGTCGCGGGCATATGCCTGGAAGTCCACGTACTGCGCGACGGTCAGCTTGGCGTAGTCCTTGACCGGCACGAGGGTGAACTCCCCGCAGGGGTACTTGTCGGCGATGCGCACGAGATCGTCCGGGCAGGGCTCCCGCAGGAACGCGGCAGCGGCCGCCAGGCGCTTGTATTCTTCGAGGGAGAGCGCATATACCTCCGCCTCCTCCGTGCCGCACAGCGCGGCAATGGTGGCGACCTGGGCGGCGAGTTCGTCCCCTCCCTCCGCCTCGATGCGGGCGAGGATGCCGAGGTACGTGCCGAGTGGCAGGTCGCGGTAGTTGTCGATGATGTTCATGGCTTTATCGGATTGAAATTCTATAGTCACCCTTCGCGCCACCTTCTCCCACGTGGGTCCATAGGGCGTATCTCACCGCGTCGAGGCAGTGGTCGTAGTGTATGGTGCCCTTGTCGTTGGGATAGTTGAGGGTGTTGCCGTCCGCGTCCTTCGCCCAGGCATAGTTGCGGAGTTCCTTGATGAGATTGAGCGAGGACTTGGTGACCTTGTACTTCCACCCCTGCATCCACTGCAGCTGGAACTTCAGCTTCTCGGACCGGGGCGGTGCGTTCTTGCTGCAGGCCCGGATGTCGAAACCCGAGCGGCGGATCTCCTCGATGCTCTTGGGCTCGGCGCAGTCCGCGTAGACCGGGTCGGTGCGCTTCAGGCCCTCGGACCGCAGGAACTCGGAAATATCCCCGTTCGTCATCCTCGTGCGGAACAGCCGCTCGTCCAGCCATACCTCCTTCCGGCCGGTATCGACGAGGAGGTGCACGAGGGTGGTGGGGTCATTCGTAAAGCCAAAGTCCATGCCGAACAGCGACACGAAGGACGTGCCCTCCGGCATATCGTTCACCGGCTCGAAGGCCGGGTAGATCAGACCCTCCAGGGAACCGACCTCGCCGAGGCCGTAGACCTTCCACCAGTTCGGGTCGTTCTGGTTGCTCTCGATTTCCGCCACCTGCTCGGGCGTGAGGAAGTCGTTGTCCTTGTAGGTGGAGTCGATGCGGACGCAGTTCTTCTTCAGTTCCACCTTGTCCATCGCCCAGAAGACGGCGGCGGGGTTGTAGTCCAGGAAGATGATGCCCGTAGTACGGACGAACAGCTGGCGGGCGGTCTCGTAGGAGACGTGGTTGCACTCGTTGATAAAAAGGCGTTTTCGGCTGGGGCCCAGGACCTTGTCGGGCGAGTCCGCGGAGAAGAACTCCAGCTTGGCTCCGTTGGGGTAGGTGTAGACGAGGTCGGTGGCGTTCCAGTTCGGGTCCGCCTTCAGGGGATGGCCGAGGATGCGCTCGAAGTCGCGGACCGCGCCGCGCTTGACGTGCGGCAGGGTCTCCGAGACGACGGACGTGACGTCGCCGGCCTTGTCGGCCCTCGGTATGAGGAGGTGAAGGAACTGCAGGGTGGAGTAGGTCTTGCCGGAGCGGGTTCCGCCTCGGTTGGAGATATAGCGCGGCTTGGTTGCCGCCGCGTCGTAGATCTTCCAGAAGACCTTACTAAACCGCTGCTCCGTCATACGTCGAGTTCGGAGATATTCTCTATCTTGGTTTTCTGCTCAGCATTGGCCACGACAATGGTAATGCCTTCGCCGGTTGCCTCGACCTGCTTCTTGTCGGCGAGGCCCAGGAGCCTGGAGATAATGTTGCCGTTAAACAAGCCGGAGGAGGCCATTTCCTTCTGATATTCCTCGCAAAAGTCGCGTATAAAGCCCTTGACCGCAAGAAAATCTTGCTGTCTGGTGCGGTTCGTGTCGAGTTGGTCCCACCACTGGCGCGACGCTCCGAGGAAGACGAGGAAACCTCCTATCGACACGAGGCGGGGCTTCTCCTCGGTGGTGGTGTTGCCGTAGTGCGTGCCGTTGGCGGCGATCGCGTCGACGGTGGTCCTCAACGTGATGGGGTTGTCCTTGCACCACTGCACGTACTCCTTGAACTTGGCGAGGATCTGCTCGGGCTTGAATTTGAGGGGCCTGCCTATCTGGGCGCGGACCTCTGGGTAGATGTTTTCGTTGAGTGGTTCCATAACTGTGGCGTTTAGAGGTAACGTTGGTAGCGCCCCATTTCGATTTCCACGGAGCGCAGGAGTTCCTCGTCACCGGGCTCGGGCATAACCCATCCCTGCTCCCTGCCCCAGCGGATGAAGCGGTCGAGGGCGGTGGTCATCTCCTCCTTGGAGAGGTCGGCGGAGGACCGCAGGGTCTCCACTTCTCCGGCGAGGGGGTCGTGCTTGGTCACGACGAAGATGCCCGGATTGACGAGGCGCTTGAAGTAGTATTGTTTGACGTAGTCGACCCCTTCCCCCACTTCGAGGGCGACGATGCCTATGAGGAGGTGCAGGTAGTTGTTCTGGTTGAGGGAGCGGTGCACCTTCTCGGTGAGTTCCACGACGGTGCCCTTCTTGGCGAGCGCCGCGGAGCGCTCCTGGAAGCGCCGGAGGTCGAGTGGGTTGTTGAGGTCGTACTGCATGACTACTTCTTCGAGTTGGTCTTGACCGCCTTGGCCTTGACGGTCTTGGCGGGCTTGTCGGTGGTGGCGACCTGCTTGGGTGCAGGTGCCTCGGGTGCGGGCGCCTGGGCGGCCTCCTGCTCGGCCTTGTAGGCGAAGAACAGCTTCGCGGCGGACTTGCAGGCGTTGAGGATGCAGGTGCCGCAGGAGCGGTAGATCTTGTAGTTCGGATAGGCGGTGCGCTGGAGGATCTTCTCGATGATGTCGAGGGCGGGCCGTCCGGGGTTGCGGGTCCAGTTGTTGTTCAGCGCCGTGTTGAGGTGCTGCTCGTAGGGCAGGAGGGCGTTGTATTCCTCCGCCGTGAGGTGGGGTGCTTGTTTGCTCATATTCCGTATTTTTTGAGGGTTTGTTCGTACTGTTCGAGTAGCCGGAGTTCCTCGGCGAAGGCGGCGGGGTAGCGGGGCCAGTCCTCCAGCTTCCGCCGGTAGTAGTAGACGGCGGTGCGCTCGGTGTCGAGTGCGGCGGTGACCTGGCTGGGCTTGTAGCCGTGGTCGAGGAGGGTCTTCGTGGCGAGCTGACGGGCGAGGCTCTGCTCCCTCTGGCGGGAGGCGTAGCCGGTGTCGATGCCGAGGACCTCGCCGGCCGCCTGGAGGCAGGTGCGGGCAAGGGCGTCCTCGGGGACGACGTGGCGGCGCCTGCGCCCCTCGCGTACCTCGCGGAGGATCTGCCGGCGGTCGCACGTGGGGAGCTGGAAGATGGCGTCTATGATCTCGTCTCGGTTCATTTCGTCAGGAAGTCGGCCAGCTTGTTGAATACGCCTATCAGGATCTCCCGGACGGCGAGCGCCGCGGAGCCGATGGCGGTGGAGAGGAAGGCGAGGGCGGCGCAGAAGGCCGCGGTCGCTACGTTGAGGTCGCCGGCGAAGTACGCGACGGCGAGGGTGGCCCACCACGTGGCGCACTGCCCGCAGTCGAAGGGCGGGAGCCGGCGGAGGGTACGCAGGCCGAGGGCCCGCTTCAGGGCGCGCCGCCAGCTCTCAGTGAACCCGGAGAGGTCCACGACGTAGATGACGGTGAGGGCGACGAGCGCGAGTGTGGCGTATATGTTCATATTTCCGTGTCTTTCAGTCTTTCGTATTCCTCGCGGACGGCCTTGCGGATGCGCAGGATCTCCTTGCCTATGGTGACGTGGGAGAGGCCGAGGGCCTTGCCCATCCTGCGGTAGCTGCCGCACTCCGCGTACATGATGATCAGCGTGCGGTCCGCCTGGGGGAGCCGCGCCACGATCTGCTTCACGAGCCTGACCTTGTCCGGGTCGGGGTCGAAGATGTCCTCCTCGCGGCTGGCGTAGTCCGCGCGGGCCTGCCGGTAGATCCTTATAATGTCGTCCATCCGTCCCTGCCCATGTATGCGAAGACGCCGCCGGGGCGCTCCACGAGGTTGTCGCCGAGGCGCGCGTGGTCGGCGCTGCGGCGGTAGTTGCGGTAGAAGGGGGAGTGGGAGCTGCGGCACTGGTTCACGAGGATGCGCGCGATGAAGAAGTTTATCTGGCCGTTGCGCTGGAGGTCCACTATCTTCCCCTCGTCGTATTCGAGGAGGATGAGGTAGACGTCCTGGGCGAGGTCGGCGAGGTCGCCGGAGAGGGTGTCCGTGCCGGAGATCTTCTTCAGCATCGCCTCCACGCGCTGCTGGCGCGCGAGTTCTTCCACTATGCTTCTACTGCCTGCCATATACATAAATATACAATTTCCGCCTTTTGTCAGCGGCCGAAGACGAGGAGGGCCGCGTCGCGGGCGTGCTCCGAGGTCCTGCCGGTCCAGCCGGTGACGGAGGCGAAGGACTGCGGGCTCCATTTCGTCATGCCCTTCTGCGGAGCCCTGGCGGTGAAGGGGATGCCGTTGTCCTCGCAGAACTCCTGCCAGACCGTCGCGTCGCGCTTGACGGAGCCGGCGCCCATGAGGCGGCCGCGGTACTGGCTCTCGTTCCTCTCCCTCGGTATCCACTTCCTCTGGCGGGCGTCCTCGAACACCACGTGGACCGGCTCGCCGGAGCGGTGGAGGTCGTGCACCTCGATGAGCGCCTGGGAGAGGTGCAGGGTTTCCACCCGGAGGAACTCGCCCCGGGTGGAGTCCCACACCGCGAAGCCGGTGTGCTCGCCGCAGTCGATACCGACGTAGAGCATCCTATTTGCCTTTGTCGTTAGACTTTATGAAGATGAAGATGGCGCCGGCGATGGTCAGAGGCCAGAATAGCGCCCCGTAGATGAACAGCTTGGCGAGGCCGGCCCTCGCTCCCTTCTTGTAGGCGAAGGCGCAGAGGAACGCGGCCAGCGACAAGCCTATCAGCAGGTAGAGGATTACGATCCAGGCGCCGGTACTCATTTCTCGCCCTCCTTCTGCTCCTGCTCCTGCGCTACCTTTGTGAACGTCACGCCGTAGACCTTGGCCACGTAGGTGTCGCCCACGGCGATCGCGTAGTCCACGAGGTGCTCGGGGTTCAGCTTGTCTCCGCAGGAGTGGATGAGGTTGAAGATGGTGCCCTCGGTGATGGCCTTGCGCTTCTGGTCCGCGACGCGGATCAGCTCGTTCTTCTTTTCCTCCTCGGTGAGGGGTTTCATTGCGGGGACTCGCCCCATGGGAAATTGTGTTCTTGGCTTTGTCATTGTTTTATGGTTTTGGGGGTT